ACAAGAAGGGCACGGCGCTGATACATCGTAAAAAGGTCCGAAGCCTGTAATTCTTGTTGCAATAAGAATCGCGCTCTTATCTCCCAAAAGCAAATCGCCAACTTTAATGTTGTTATTGATGATAACGGATTCTAATAAGCGATCAATCGCAAGCTCATTCCTAAGGAGCGCTTCCGAAGTTAGAATATCTTCTTCTTTGGCTGTCATGTGCTTGATTTCAATGACAGCTTGATTATGAAGCGGGTGTCCTTCTGGATAGAACAAACCTTTGCTCGGCAATTCAACAAATTCTGTTGGATTGACGAATGCGAAAAGGTCTGATGCTTCTGATATAGGGGGAGTTGGCGCGTCTGGTTGCGGTGCGCCCAACCGCTCTAGGTTATTCCTTCGTGACAAAAATCACCTTCTTTCTATACTATAATGCAGTCACAGCCGCTACAGCAGGACCGGACACATAATCAGCCCAATCATAGCGGAAACCAATCTCAATATTAAGGAGACCATCGTCTTCGTAAGTTAAATCACCAAATGTAGCAGAAGTAATGAAAGCGTTGTTAAGTGTCCAAGTGCCAACCAAACCACCTTGACCGTTCAACTCTTCAATAATAACATTACCCAGCTGATTAACAGCATCGAACTTGTTTACAGTGCCAGGAGCCTGTGCTGGGTTGAAGAAAACATCTTCCTGAACATCAGGCTTGAGATAACCAGAACCAACGAGAGCATCATAAAGAATCTTATTTCCATCAGGGTTAACAGCGTTAACGATTGTAGCGCTAACTGGGTTCCACTCAACAGTTCCCGGGTAGTAATAAGTGTTCCCTAAAAACTTGTGTGCGGTGTCAGTTACTGTGTATGATGGCTTTGTAACCCCTTTAGCAAGATACTGTTCAAATCTAAAATCGGCGTTAACGTCGGCTAGGTTTGGTAGTGTAAGCAAAAATCGATGTGCTCTTCTTGGTTCTGATAATGCTGATGTCCAAAATGGCATTTAATTAGTCTCCTGTAAGTCCTATTATTATATAGTGCGGGGAGCCGTAACTCCCCGCATTTTATTAATCGTCAAACGATGCTCCCGTTCTTGTGATGTTGAAGTCAATCGCAATGAACTCGATTGCTCTTGTTGGCTTCAAGTAAATCTTTGCATATAGAATGTTTCTATCTACAAGATCAGGTGTTGTAGTAGTATCGTCAAGAACAACTCTGTAGTCGGAAAGACCAAAGTTTGTCTTAACATCGGCCAAGAAAGGATTGACCTGTGCAGTAAAGCGCTTCCAAGTCTGCTGAACGTTTGGATCGAAGAGCAAGCCAGATGCAATCTGGGAAATGCGCTTCTTAACAAAGATCATTAGACGGCGAACATTGATGCGATCCAAAGCAGATGGCGTAAGCTGCAGTGTCTTCTGACCGAAGATTACAATACCTTCTGCTGGGAACTTCGCGATTGGGTTAATGTTCGCTGAGTAAAGATCATCGCGATCCTTTCGGCGTAGCTGGTGGGCTACGTCAACAACCGGAATGCCTGCGGAGCCTTCTGTGAGACCACCGCGGTTGAAACCAGCTGGTGCGAACCAAACCTGTGTTCTACGCTGTGAGCTAGAGAATGTACCAACAGCTGCTACAGACGGCGGAAGCCATACAAAAGCACCGTTGATTGTGTCTCTTGCTCTAACCCATGGATAGTAAGCACAACCGTAAGAAGAGTTGAGGTTTCTATCGCGCAGACCATTAACCAATGTCGTAATGGTAGAAGGCGTGTTTAGACGATCAATCGAAGTGCTATCTTCTCTCGGCTGGAATGCCGATGGAAGGTCAATAACTGCGAGAGCATCTGCACGATCCTCACATGTTCTTACCAAGTGAGTTGTGAGACCATCCTGAGTCTGACCTGGGATGGCAGCCAAATTCATTTCAACAACCTCTGGATCCGCGACTGAGTCGATTGCTCTTCTGATAGAGAAGAAAGAGTAGCTTGTTGTATCAGATGGAGCCCCAGGCATTGCTGCAGATGTGAAAGGATCCATTTCAGTAATGTCAAGACCGTCGAAACCACCGTAAAGCGGAACTGTGAAACGATCATAACCTGCGTCGAGTACACCAGAAATTGCTCCATTAACGAATGTCAATGAATTTGAAGTAGAGGAGCCTTCGGACCAAACACCAGAGCCTGAAATATCATCAAGTGTGAATGTTGGTGATAGCGAGGCGCTAAGACCAGTGGCTGCTGTAAACTGCCCAACAATACCGCCGCGCGGCCGAAGAATGTCGCCTACCGAGCGAGCGTATACTGTGCTAGCACCGTCGCGTGCAGTCTGCAAGCCGAAGTAAGCATCTGTTGGGTTTGCAAGGTTGCCCTGTGTAGCGTTAGCACGCAGTAGTGGGCGTGGGTAAGCAACAGAAGCAGTCAAGCCAGAACCAGAGATAATGAACGGAGAGTTCAACTGGTAATCTGCAACCGGGCTGTACTCGCCATCTCTGATTGGGTTGACAATACTTCCAGTAATCCAATTACCTTCTGTAGTAGCGGCGCCGGAACCCAATGAAGCTTCATCTGTGTACTTTACGATGCCTTCGAAACCGAAAGGAAGAAGTGCTGCGTTTGTGAACCCAGCGTCTACATCGGAATTCATATCAATGTAAATGTAAGCAGAATTGTTTGGATAGTTACCATACTCTCTGTAAAGTCTGTCTGACTCTACCCAAGACTCGTACTTATCACCAATCTTGCGCGCAACGTAGTTGAGGGAGTTAGGATTCAAATCACAATTGTTGAACTGCTCAACAACACGAACAACGTTGTCGCTGTCGGAGATGTGTCGCACTACAACAGAGAAAGTACCATAATCCGAATCCTCGCTTGGAGAGCGCTTGATATCCTGAATGGAAATCTTGAGATTGCTGCTTGTCCAATCGCCGGCTTCACCTCTTGCAACAAACTTGAACAACTTCTTCGGAGTTTCAGATGGATCCAACTTTGAGGCAATAACGAATGGTGTTTCAGCTGGCTGCAGCTGATACTTGAAATCATCGCCGGTTTCAGTGCCACCTTGGAGGCTGACCTTGACTACTGCCGCGGCCACACCGTTCGAAGGAGTAGAGATAATCTCATCAATGTGCTGGTCAAAGGTCTCACCAAGGAAGTAACTCTTTCTTTGCGAAGCATCGGTGATTCTAGTATTTGTTAGCTGTGGGTTTGTGTTAAATACTTTACGAATGTACTTCGAATCGCCTCTTGTAAAGTTGAATGTAATCTTTTCCTGTCCCGAGCCTGAAACGATCAATGCAGTGAACTCTTTGTTTGTTCCGCCAGTTGCGGATGTAAACAAAGCGTCGGAGCCCGTAAGCGAACCAACACTACTAGAAAATGCTGTGTTGCCTGTGGTTCCAGCACCAGCTGATGAAGAAACAATGGAGCCGCTTAATTTTACATCTGTTCCAGCATCTGTGTAAAAAATAGCTGCCAAAGCACCAGAAACACTAAGGGCGCTGGGAGCGCTGGAGGAGTTTCTTGTAAAGAGAACCAATCCATAAGCTTCACCTCCCAATGTCCAGCCAGCTTCATCAAGACCAGACTGATCGTCAGTGACGTTGTCCGACTCGGCGCCAAGCAAACGAATGTAAGTTAAAGGAGAGCTATTTCGGAGATAAGCTTGTGCGGCATACATGCCATAAGTCGTAGCCGTCGTGTTGGCGCCCTGTCGCCATACATCGTCACCGGCATTGCCCGGGCTCGGGGTGCCGAAAACATTTACAAACTCTTCAAAAGAGTTAACTGTTGTTGGTCTAAGTGCGGGTCCCTTTGCGGCACGTCCAATGATAACCGGACCAATCCCAGCTGGCGAAGCGGGAAGCTGTGAGTTATCAATTTCGTTTACGAAAACGCCGGGGGATACAAATCGGTAATTCTTAATTGACATTCGTTATTATCTCCTACATTGCGAAAATGTTCAAAGTAAATAGTGTTAAGTAGTATGAAGAGAATTATTCTCTGTAAAAACCATCTTTAATGTTTTGAGGGATATCTCCCACTATTGTCCTTTCTCTTCCAAGTTTTATATCAACAGCATTTTGGCGTTTGACAATCTTTGGTTTTTCTTGGTTTTCGCCTTCTCCTATAAGATAGCCAAGAGTTTCAATGTTGATATTTGTTTCGTAGTTTCTTTGCTCCATACCAAGATTTGCTTGATTAGAGTTATTGGCAAAACCGCCATCAATAAATATCTCGTAATAATGGCCCTCTGCCTCGATACGCTTTGGAGTTCTTGAGTTGCCCGGAATCGTGATGAATGGACGAATAAGCTCGTTCATTTGTTGCTGATACTCGGTGCGAATAGAAATTTCATATGTTACCTTAACCCAGGTAGGAATTGGGATGGTTATCGTTTCATACACTGTTTTAGCGGTTGACATGTTTCTTTTATTCGTGTTGAGCATCTTGCTTGAAACGTTTTTATCTGGACCGTATTTTCTATTAGCCTGTGCATTTTGAAACTCTGCTGTTTTCTTTTGGTTTATTTGGCGAGCCACAGTGATTGTGCCGCCCTTTTCGTCGTTAACAGGATACAAGTTTGCAAATACAGTTCCTCTGTAGTTTTGTTCTTTAGTAACATTAGATCTATTGACAGTTATTAAAGGAAGAATCAAAGTTTCTTCTTTATCTCTTAGATCTTTATTGTTTTTAATTTGAAAAGCGCGCTCTGCTGTAACCCATAAAACAGGAACCTTCTTGAAACCATCGTTAGTCGTGGTGAAAAGATTAAGTTCTTCATCAACAAATCGAAGCATTGCTCTATCAATCGTCTCTAAAGACGAAGGCATAAACTCAATTTCTTGAAGTTTTGCCGCAACTTCCTTATCACCAACATAATCGAATCGTTGGGAGCGTTTATCCTTTATTTGTCTTTCTGTTCTTTTACTACGCGACATTTAATTATCCCACGTAAATGCCAGCTGGGATATTCTCAAGAACCTTCCTGCCAGAGTCCTGCATTGAAGAATCAATTTCAGCCAGCTTGTCATATGTTGTATCATCAAGAATAACCTTAAGTTCATCTCTCAACTGATCCATTTCGGTTCTAGCCTGCGATAGTAGTTCGGAGGCATTCAAAGTTACTGATTCGCCCGGAATTGGAACGGTTGCAAACTTGCCTCTTACCTGTCCTAGGATTTCTTTTGTTAGAGCCAATGCAAATCTGCGGATCCACTGCTTACCAATAGCATTAATGTTTTCGTATGGGATGTTCTCAAATGGAAGTGTGTTAATGTTGTTAACACCCTTTGCGCCACCATCTATTCCTGGCTGGTCGTCCCAAGGTTCATACTGATTATTAATTGTAAACTGAACCCAGAACTTCTCTGGTGAAGTTGAGTCAGGCACCGGAAAGATTCTTAACTTGTTGTCGTGAATCTCATAGGAGTAATGTGACACTCTTGTCCAAAGCGCATCTTCGTAAGCCATCGCTTGAAGTTTGTTTTGCCAAGTTGGGACAATTTCAAAGCTAGAATCATCAGCGTATTGTCCATAAGTTCTTAAGTTTCCGACAACGGAGAAACCACCATAGTAGCCATAGAATCTCCACATTGCTCGTGGAGTCTTGAAGAATACTTTTCTAATGGTTATTCTTTTATCTCCGACCTGTTGGAAGTAAGGGACAGATGAGCTATTGGCCGAAGATGCGGAAATGATAGTTTGTAAATTGTAATCCTGTTGATTAACCACTCTATCTACCGATGCAGAATAAATTGGTGTTGTTCCGCCAAAACCAGCCTCGGTGGCAAGACCTTCTGAAATCCTGCGAACATAACCATAATCAAACTTTGGATAACGAAGGGCAATATCTGACCCGGATAGAGAGCTTCCTGATACAATCTGACCATCCTCGTCAAAGGATCCGGTTGTTGCACCAAGATAAGAAGAAAGAGAATTCTTTGTTTGAAATAAGTTTACCAAATAAGAATATTCTAAAACTGCTTCTTCGTAAGCAGCGTATACGTTTCCTTCTGCCAATTCAATATCCAACACATCGCCGCCCAACTTCTTATAAGTGTAAGCAACTTGATCAGCGGCGCCAGATAAAAACGCTGTTGAGCCTGCGTATATAGCGAACGGCAACGTTGCTGCTACATTTGCTGCGGCTCCAGTCACCGGAAGAATATTAGCATTTGATGTTGATGCTGGGTTTAAATTTGGAATTGCCATGTAAGAATCCTCTTTTTGCTCTATTAATAAATAGAAAGCCCCACCTCAAAAGAGGCAGGGCTTTCATTATTTTGACCTTAAGTCAGGCTAGGACTATACGAGTCCTCTGCAGACAACCAAGCCGTACATGTCCGGACGGACCATCTTCTTGGCGTAACGGGTCATGACACCCTTACGAGGTACGAAGTCCTCTACACCGAAGATTGTAGGTGTGGTCTGTAGTGGTACGTATGGTGCGTACACGTAGCCGCTCTCAAGGAAGCTGGAGCCACGTCGACCAACGAGGATCAACTGACGTGGGAAGTATGGGTCAACCATAACATCAAACTTCTTGGAGAGGGAACCAACGCGAACAGCGCCGATATCACCGCGATCAGCATCGGCTGTAACGTTTGCACGGAAGCCAGCTGTGAACTCAAGGATGTTGGCAACTTCTGGTCCGCAGACGACGAAGTTGGCAGCACCGCGAAGAGTCTTGCGGTGGATCTGAGCGGAGACGTCGTTGATTGTCTCAACGAGTGTCTCGTACCACTCGGATACGTTACCAGTGAAGTCAGCTACACCGGAAGCCAAAACAGCACCTGTCTCTCGGTTTAGGAACTCACCTGGGTTACGGGACCAGTAACGTGTACCAGCCTCTGCACCACGTACAAGATCCTCAAGGATCTCGCGATCGATCTCTAGAGCGATCTGCTCGGAGAGGATCTGTGTAAGCTCAACCTCGGCGTCAAGGTTGTGGTAAGCGTTGAGGTCTTGACCCAACTCTGGTGTCCACTTAGCCTTGAGCTTCTTGGTTACAGCTGTGACTGCTACGGAATCGACACGGATGTCGATCTCGGGGATGTCTTCACTTCCCTCAAGACCCCAATCGTCAGCGCCGACGAGGGAGCCAAGGGCACCACCAGCGTTGAAGTTGTCTTCCATAGCGAATGTGATAGCAACACCACCACCAGAACCACTTGCGAGTGAAGCGGAAAGGGCGCCGGCTGTTGCAGCTGCATTGTAAGAAACGAGTGTTAGCAAGATTGTATCACCATCATCAGCAACGATGTCATCAAAACGAGTTAGACGACGAACCAAGTTTTCATTAGCAGAGCCTGTGTAAGTAATAGTAATGAAGTCGTTAGGGTTCAATTCAGAACCAGCGGCTGTATCAACAGCAGCCTTGCTGATTGTACCAACAGCGAATGTAGAGCCAGATGGAAGATCTGGATCGAACTCTAGCAAACGGTCAACGTTGAAGCCAGCGGTTGGGAATGTACCGTTGCCAACAACAGAGCCTGTACCAACTACACCGAAAGCAACAATTGTAGGTGTTAGGCTTACGGAACCTGTTGGAGAGGAGTAGCCGTTGTTGAGTGCGTAAGGACCACGCTCGGCGTTGTCTTCCGAGAGAAGAACACCACCTGTGATCTGGGAGCCAACTCGGCCACCACCGTAGACTGATGTGTTTGTCTGGTAACCAAGACGTGGGTTATCAGCAACAGCACCATCACCAATCTCTGTGGAGAAGGTGAAGTCAAGGAAGAAAATGAGACCTGATGGAAGGCTCATTGGCTGAACGCTAACAAGATCGTTGGCGATCAAGGAACCGAATACTCGGCGTACTAGTGGGAATGCAACAGCTGCAAAACCCTCAACGTCTCCAGCAGCCATGCTGGAAGACTCACGGAGAAGCTCTTTTGCCTGATTCTCAAGCAAACGGGCCATACCGTTCTTCTGGTTATCGTCGGAAATGCCCTCAAGAAGACCAGTCTGCTCCCACTTGTTAATAAGTGCAGCACCCTCGGTCGAGAGGTCACGATTGACGATACCTTCTGTCAATCTTTCTACAATAGACATTTTTAATATACCTCCTGAATGTTATTGTTTATTTATTCAAACCTGCTAAACGCAGCATACGACCCATAGTTGGGTCTTTAGTTGCCTCGTTGTTTCTCTTAGAATTGATCAAAAGCGATGTAGGTCTTTGAACTGCTTCACGAAGTGTTTGTGGACGTGTTCTCTGATCAGGAGTGGACCCCACTGCGTTTTGAATTGTTTCAAAAATCATACTTGCTTCTTCAACAGAATTGGCAGATTGAACAGCCTCGACAATTTGTGCTTTTTGTCGCTCATTCAAGGAGGCGCTGCTCAAAGCCTTGTTTTGATAAACAAGCTTGGCGTTATCAAGATTCAACTTTGTAAGTTGATCTTTTGCTTCAACAATGAGAGCACGAAGCTCTCTGTTAGATTCTGTAAGTTCGGAGATTTTGGATTCGTAAAGAGCAGCGTCAGATACAACATCAGATGCTGTCTCCTCTTCTAACTCATCCTCATCTTGCTCCTCAAGGTGGGCAGCCTGGGCAGCTGCCATTGCATCATTGTTTGCTTGCTCAACGCTATTGTTAGCGGAGTTAACAGAAGACCAACCTTGTGGGCGCGGAACCATGTCAACAACTAGTTCTTCTACTAGTTCTTTAATAAACTCTTCGGATAGATTAAGATCCTCGTCTTCTTCTAGTGGCTCAACTGGTGTGGCGCCTAGTTCGGCGGCATCTTCCTTGGCATCGCGATTGGCCATCTGATCTAGTGGGTCGCCGCCTGCCATGTCTTCAGCCATCTCTAGAGCGTCGGTAAGGTCTCCCTCTCCAACAACTTCATCTTCCTCTTTTAAGCGCTCCTTAAGAGCATCAAAATCAATCTCAACAATTTCGTCTTCTTCAAGAGCATCTAACTCTTCGTTCTGGAATGCGTAAGGAACCTCGTCTGTGAACTCTGTAAGAGTGTCGTCTTCTTCTAGATCTACTGGAGCTTCCTCTAAGTCTTCTTGTTCTAGCAAAGTATCTAAAGCTTTCTTAACTTCTCCCGAATACTTCTCTAATACAACATTTTCAGCATTCTTTAATGCTGCTTCCTTAAGGGCTTTGGCGTCTACGATCGCCTCTTCTAACAGTGAAGACATACAAATACTCCAAATCTGATGACTCGTCAAAAATAAATAGTGTTTTATTTTTTCAAATGACTAAAACTATTGGATTTAGAATAATGTTACTTTTTGTGTATTTAGTGACTTATACATTAAAGAGCGGCATACTCAAACCCGTTGAAATTCCAATCAGTGATGGACCAAGTTACCTGAACATTTCCACCACAAGAGAGATAAGCGTAGCGCGCACCACCAGCACGGTCGAACTTTTTAGCAGTTCCAAATGTGCTCCATGTAGGCGATGCTCCGGAGCCGCCTTCATACCAAGTTACTGTTTCGCCAACAATCGTGAAGCGAATCCAATTGTAATTTGTGGTTGTTGCTGCAGTCGAAACCGGTCCCTGTGCATT